TCGGTTTTCAAAAAGGGAACTAAAGTATTTGCCAATCACCCATCGATGTCAGAGTCAACTGATCGACCAGAGCGAGACATTAACCAGCTTATCGGAAAGCTGTCATCCGATGCCCGTTTTGACGGCACCGGCCTAACAGCCGAAATTGAATTCTATTCCCACTATGCTCCGATGATGAAGGAGATGGCTGGGGATGTAGGTTTGTCTATACATGCTTTTGGTGAAGCGACAGTCGGTGAAGCAGAGGGTCGCAGTGGCCCCATCATCGAGTCTCTGGTTGCAGATCCAATGACAAGTGTAGACGTTGTAACTGTAGCTGGAGCTGGGGGCAAATTCTTGACCCTGCTTGAAAGCTACACAAAGAAGGAGGAAGGTATCATCGAGATATCTGAGTCCATATTGGAAGGAAGCGAAAGTATGATTACAAAGGAAGAATTTGAGGCCGCAATCCTGGACCTTAAGACTACCGTTGTTGAAGCTCTCACTCCTCTTCGCGAGTCGATTTCGATTCTTGTAGAGGCTGCTACTCCTGCCGAGGGTGAAGAAGTTCTCGATGAGCCTGAAGAGGTCACCGAAGCTATCAACCCGGTAGATGTAGCTGTGAAGTTCAACGAATCTGGCTTGCCAAAGCTTGCCCTTGCTCGTGTAGCAGAGGCGCTTAAGGCTGAGTCAAATGAGAAAACTGTTGATGAACTGATTGCTGACGAGAAAAACTACGTCACTGCAGTTTCCGAATCAGCGAACACTTCTGGGGTAACCTATGGTTCAATCCAGGAAGCAAAAACCACAACCAACGCCGATGAGTTTGATGCTATCATCTCACGCATCGCTAAGAAGTAAGGAAGCAAAGTAATGGCTCTTAACGAGATCTACAACATTGCCAGTCAGCTTACCTTCCCTGTGGCATCAACTGTAGTATCCGGAGACCTAGTCTCTGTTGGTACTGTAATTGGTGTTGCCCTGGAAGACGCAATCACTGGTGAAGACGGTAACACCTACACCACTCTAAAGCTTGACGGTGCGTTCAAGTTTGACACCGCAGTAAACAACATTGCCGTAGGAGCTAACGTTTACGTTACTTCAGCTGGCGTTGTAAACGTAACCGCTGCAAGCAATAAGTTCATCGGTCACTGCATCACTTCAGGTGTTGGCTTTGTGGTAGTTCGCCTTGTGCAGACTTCTTCAGTAGCAGCAGCGTAGTCGGAAAAGGAATATATAATGACTGAAAAAATTACCCCTCGCCACATTGAGGCAGCAAAGCTACTCGAAGGTGCACTTCGTGGAGACCGTCACGACAAGATGAAACTACAAGAGGGTATCTCTACCTCTGACCTGCCAGTCTTGCTAACCCCAACTATCAACAAGATCATGCTTGCAGACTATGCAGCACAGCCACGCGTCTGGGACCAGTTCGCAACTCGTTTGGTTGTAGATGACTTCCGCCCAGTAACCTTCCAGACAATGCGTTACGAAGACGAAGGTCTAGACAACGCTGGAGACAAGTTCTACGCAGGCTCACTTCCAACTGTGCCTGAGTACAGCGAGTACCCAACTGCTGGCTGGTTCGACGTATCTGAGCAGACCATGTCTGTGAAGAAGGCCGGTAGCCGGATCCGCTTTTCATGGGAGACTGTTGTTAACGATGGCCAGATTGGCTTGCTAGAGCGTTTGCCGCTAGAGCTTGCCCAGAAGGCAGCTGGAAAAGAAGACGAAGAAGTTACAAAGCAGCTTGTTTCGACCTCTGGTCTAAACGTAGCTAACTTCAAGACTGCTAACCAGAACGTTATCTCTGGTAACCCAGCGTTGACCATTGAGTCACTTGAGGCTGCCATTGATGCCGCCAACAAGCAGACCTACAACGGCAACTACATGACCACGGTTAGCCGCTTTGCGCTAGTCATTCCACGCTCACTAGAAATGACTGCTCGCAGGATTCTTGCAATTCAGTCAGTTCGCACTGAGACCACTTCAGGTTCGACTGTTACCTCATTGGTAACTGGAAACCCAATCGGTTCTCAGATTGAGATCGTTGTAAACGACTGGATCACAAAGATCAACTCTGGTGCAGGTGCCTACTGGTTCTTGATTCCAGTTCCTGGACAGACAATCAACCCTAACCTAGTGCTAGGCTTCCTTCGCGGATACGAGGCTCCTGAGCTTCGCATCAAGATGAATGGTGGACAGTTCCTAGGTGGCGGAGATGTCCCTTCTCGCGACGGATCGTTCGATAACGACGATGTTGAAATGCGCGTGAGGCACATTAGTACAGGTGCTTTCCTAACACCAACTGGTACTATTGCATCAACAGGAGCAAACGTATAACCAAGGCTCTAACTAAGAAAAACCCTCGACCTCAAGGCCGGGGGTTTTTCTTTTGCAATCAATGTGTAGTATAGTAGTTATATGACGAAAATATGCAATACTTGCAAAACAGAAAAATCGCTAGAGATTTTTAGCCCTAGCACAAAAGGGCTTCACTCAGTTAGAAGTAGCTGCAAGCCCTGCGAAAACATTAAGGCTAAAAAAAGAAGGCTAGACAACCCCTTGGCCCACAAGGCCGCGTTAGACAAGTACAGAAAAAGCCATCCAGAAGTAATCGCCAGAAGAGACAAAAGGTATTACCAAAAACATAAGGAGCGATTAAGCGAGCAAAACAGGCAATGGAAACTTAATAATCCACAAAGATACGCAGAAATGAACAGGAGGAAAGAGCATGTGCGCCGGGTAAGGTTGCTGGGTAATGGGGCGTCTTTTTACACAGAGGCAGAGATGCTTGAGCTTTATGGAACAGCGTGCCACCTGTGCGGGCTTCAGATAGACATGACTGCCCAGAGGCGTGTTGGTAAACCCGGCTGGGAAAATGGATTACACATTGACCATTTAGTCCCAATTGCAAAGGGTGGCACTGATTCCCTGGATAACGTGAGACCATCACATGGTCTTTGTAATATTAAAAAAGGGTACTCTACATAGTTATCCTGAGCAGCTGTATAATAGGAGACCCCCCAGATTTAGAAGGAGAATTTAATGTCTAAAGTTACGGTTTATACTTTGCCATCTTGCGTCCAGTGTGACACCACAAAGAGGTACCTTCAGAGAAACTTAATTGAGTTTAATGAGATAAAGCTCCAGGATGACCCAGAAGCGATGGAGGCTATAAAGGCAATGGGATACAGCCAGGCACCAGTTGTTGTTGCAGGAGATGCCCGCTGGAGTGGTTTCCGACCAGACCAGCTACAGCTTCTACTCAAGGCAGCTTGATAGTTTACTTTTCGGGCCTTAGCGAAAACACCAAACGCTTTGTAGATAAGCTAGGAATCCCAGCGGATAGAATTCCCCTTCGCTGGGATTCAAAGTCACCGCTAGTTGTAGATCAAGATTACATTTTAATAATCCCAACCTACGGCAGCGGGAGCGACCATTCCAGTGTGCCAAAGCAGGTGGTAAAGTTTCTAAACATAGAAGCAAATAGGCTCCACATAAAGGGGATAGTAGGAATGGGCAATACCAATTTCGGTCCCGACTTTTGTAGAGCGGCAAATGTGATATCAAAAAAGACCGGGGCCAGTGTGCTGCACAGAGTAGAGATCTTTGGAACAGAAGAAGATGTTGAAATGGTTAAAGCATTAATCCCAGACTACCTATAATCAAAATATGGTAGAATGTACTTAGTTGCGGCCCTCCTTTCGCAGCTTTAAAGTACAGCAAGACCCACCCTGTCGAGATTTGGCCTCTGGGGTGGGTCTTTTTCTATGCTTGACTGATAGAATAGTAAAATGATCATCTGGCCAGATACCAACCTTCCTCCTCAATCGGTTGAGTGGGCAGATAAAGTCGAATCTGAAATAAATAAGCTTGACAAAAGACCATCTGGAGGAGGAGGCGGTGGAGGCGGAACTTCTGGCGAAGGCACACCAGGTCCAGCAGGCCCGCAGGGAAATCCGGGCGAAAAAGGAGAAACAGGTGAACAAGGTGTCCAAGGCGAGCAAGGTACAACTGGCGATACAGGACCTCAGGGTCCGACTGGCGCTGAAGGACCTGTGGGCCCTAATGGATCTGATGGACTTGATGGAGCAACCGGAGCCGATGGTGCTCAGGGCATCCAAGGCGATGCCGGAGCAGCAGGGGCTAAAGGGGATACGGGCGACCAGGGACCCGTGGGTGACGTGGGACCCGCTGGGGCAAAAGGTGATATCGGTGCTACTGGACCGGCAGGTGCGGATGGAGCGCAGGGTGTGCAGGGCGAAGTGGGTGCTCAGGGTCCTATGGGTGCGGCTGGCCCTCAAGGTTTACAAGGCGTTAAAGGCAATACTGGGGATCAAGGACTAACTGGACTCTCAGCATTTCAGGTTGCTCAACTCGAAGGATTTTCAGGAACGGAGTCACAATGGCTAGAAGCTCTTATAGGTCCAAGCGGGCCAGCAGGCCAAGACGGTCAGCCGTACGGAAACCTAGACGGAGGAGGCGCTAATAGCGTCTATGGTGGAATTATGGCAATTATTGGCGGAAATGCGGGTAGCTTCTAATGGCAGTACAGATTCAAAGCAGGAACGACACAGCTGCAAACTGGGTAGCTGCAAACCCAATACTTGCACAAGGTGAAATCGGTATTGAAAGAGATACCAGACTTATCAAACTGGGCGATGGTATTACAAACTGGAACGACTTAGGGTACGGGTTACTAAGTCAGCCAGAAGTAATTGACGGCGGAACCGCTTAGGAATGGTAGAATAAAATTATGGCTCTCCCCACAAATGTAAACTTTGGAACTGTCGTTGGTCAGTTCCTGTTAGCCTATGCAGATGGTTCTGATACAGATCAGCAGCCAGACGGCGTACCTGCCAAAGGTAGCATTTTCTTTAGGCCAAGTCCAATCAAGCTTCTTGATGGACTATCTACCCCAAACCCAGTAACAATACTCCCAGCAGTGGTTGAGTGTGTACTGGATGCAAGTGGTTACCTACTTGGCGGAGACGGCACACGCGGCGTTCGCCTAGTTGCCACTGATGACCCCGACCTAAACCCCCTTAACTGGACTTGGACCGTAGAGTTTAGACTCAGCGACCAAGATGACATCCCAGTTCCCCTTCCGTCATTTAGTATTTCCCTACCCCTTGACACAACCGTAGACCTCACTACCGCAAGCCCTGTGCCGAGTGCTAACGGGCTTTTCTATCTGGTTGGACCCACTGGACCAATCGGAGTTACTGGGGCCACGGGACCGCAGGGAGCGGCTGCTACGGTGGCCCTCGGAACGACCACTACTGGAGCTGCTGGAAGCAACGCGTCTGTTGCAAACTCTGGCACTTCTGGTGACGCAGTATTTGATTTTACTATCCCACGCGGTGATACCGGTATTCAGGGTATTCAGGGCGATCAGGGGGTCCAAGGGCCCATAGGGCTGACCGGAGCTACTGGTATTGAATGGCGTGGTGAGTGGGATGCACTTACTGACTACGTAGATAACGATGCAGTTTTCTACGATGGTGCATCTTGGTTTGCATCAGGAGACCCAGTTGTGGGTGAAGTGCCATCTGGCAGCTCTGCTAACTGGTATCCATTAGCCCTCCAGGGTGTGCAGGGTGTGCAGGGTATCCAAGGGATTCAGGGCATCCAGGGAGTCCAGGGTGACACTGGAGTAACCGGAGACACTGGTCTTACTGGTCCAATAGGTGACGCTGCAACAATCGCAGTCGGAACTGTAACTACAGGTGCGCCAACCGATCCAGTTGTTGTCACAAACGTAGGTACAACTGGTGCTGCCGTATTTGACTTCACTATACCAAAGGGTGACACAGGAGATCTCGGGGCCCTTGCAGGTATATCTCCCATTACATATTCAGGTACGGACATTGGGCTTGACCTTAACGCCCTGGTAATAGACGGCGGGACTGCATGATAGAATTGAACTTGAATTTAAGGATTAATTAATGCCAGCACAAACTGTTATTAAGCTCCGCAGGAGCACAGCTGCTCAGTGGGTAACTGCTAATCCTGTGCTGGGATCGGGCGAACCAGGCTTCGAGTCTGACACTAACAAGCTAAAACTTGGCGATGGAACTTCTACCTGGACCGCACTTGGTTACTCATCTGGTGGTGGTGGAGTTGCAATCAGTGACACTGCTCCAACTGACACTGAGGCTACACCGCTTTGGTGGGACTCGACTGATGGAACTCTTTATATCTACTATGACGGCTTTTGGGTAGAGGCGGTCACTGGTACAGTGGGTCCACAGGGAGAAACTGGTCCTACTGGCCCTACTGGTCCCACTGGAGCTACTGGCCCTTCTGGCGTAATAGCAGTAACTGCACCTATAACAAACTCTGGCACTTCGACATCTGCGACCCTAGGTCTTGGCGTAATTGGCACAGCTAACCTACCTGCTGGCCCTGAAGGCAGCACTCTAGCTACAGCTGCAACCGGTTTTGGTTACACCGGCATCCCTCAGAACACCACAACAACTGGCGCTTACACACTAGTAGCCGCTGACGCTGGCCGACACGTTTACGCATCTGCCACACGCACTGTTACCATCCCAGCCAACTCTGCGGTGGCCTTACCCATTGGCACGACTGTGGTATTTGTAGCAGGCACTGGCGCAACGATGACAATAGCTATAACTACCGACACCCTCTTACTAGCAGGCCCAGGAACGACTGGCTCACGAACCCTTGCGCCCTTTGGAATTGCTACGGCTGTCAAGATAACGGCCACTAGCTGGCTGATTTCTGGTAATGGACTTACCTAATGTCTGGTGTTCTGGGTGCGCTTTTGGGTAGTACTGCTGCTGTCAGAATTGACGGCCTAACAGCAGCGGGGGCCGCAACAAGCGCCGCAGAAATTAAGCAAAGATTTCCCGCATCACAGGATGGGCTTTACTGGATATCTTTCTCAGACGGAAGTAAACATCAGATACTGTGTGACATGACTACTTCCGGCGGTGGCTGGATGAATATATCCCCAGTTTTTGGCCCTTACTCAAGCGCACTTATCCCCTCTTTTGGATCTGGTGGTGGTGACCTTGTGAGTAATAGGGCTAACATTCAATCCAGCGTCCCATTCAATGGGCCAGGAGTTGCCAATAGCCAGGCACAGTCCCTACATTGTCAAGGGGGCAATGGAGCCAGCTTAATACGAGTAAGCCAGCCATTGATAACTGAAAAGTCTATAACCCAGGTCAAGGTTAAGGCAAGAGTCATACAGGTTTCAAACGTAAACTGTGGCTTTTTCGCTGGTACTGCTGGGATTCTAGCTGGTTCAATAAACTTGGTTTATGGAAACATAAACAACCTATCAGCATGTTCTGAATCGCCGAATAGGTATGACCAATTATTTAATACCCAACCCTTTGAGTGGTTTCATACGATGACAAATAATATTGTTGTGTCCATGTATACTGCCTGCACGGGTAGCTTGCTTACAGGCGAAATAAATCAAATCTGGATAAGGTGATCAGCATGAGAAAAGCAAGGCCTATTGACTTATTAAACCCAACCATAGGGTGGGTTGACTCAAAAGTAAAAGATCAAAGAATGAAAGAATGTCTTAGCTGCGACAAACTTACTTCCCTTACAAAGCAGTGCACAATATGTAGTTGCTTTATGGAAATGAAGACACTGCTCCCTCATGCGGAATGCCCTGAGGGAAAGTGGTCAGCGGTAGAAGTAAAAAATAAAAAGGACAAGGCTGGGTAACTATGGAATTCGCAGCAGCAGGGGACCCAAGAGAGCTTGCATCTAAATTTGGCAAAGTCACAATCATTAACGAAGAAACTGGAAAAGAAGAATATTTTGTTTGGAATATCGAGACTGGATCCTGGGATAGTTACCTAGATGAATAGTCTATTTATAGCTTCCCAGAGTAGGATACAATAGACACATGCCTATTAACTTTCCAGACAGCCCAGCCATAGATCAATCCTTCACCGCTGGTGATAGAACTTGGAAGTGGGACGGTTCAACCTGGCAGGCTGTAGGCGTTGGCCTAACTGCGACTTCACCAGTCGTGCTGACCGGAGCTGACATTAGCTTTGACTCTACTTCTATTCAGGCTAATTCTGATGCTTTAGCTAGCCTTGAAGTTGCAGACATCACCGACCTAACAGCTACGGCAGCGGAATTGAACTTTACGGATGGCGTGACCTCGGCAATCCAAACCCAGCTAGACGCTAGGGTACTTGAAACTAATGGCGCTGTGACTACTGCCGCCACAGATCAGAACGTAGTCCGTAACATTACCCTTTCTACTTCAGACCCATCAGGTGGAGCCGACGGCGATGTCTGGCTGAAGTACACCGCATAAGATGACTGCACAAGCAAGAGTTTCTGACACCTATAAAGACATTGCTATAGTTCATGCCCGCATCGGCGGTAGCTGGAAAGAGGTAGCTGAGGGCTGGGCCAAAATCGGCGGTGACTGGAAGCTTTGGTATTCCGCAACCCCGGTCAACATGCAAGCTACAGGGGGCACGATCACGCAATCGGGCAACTTCCGGGTGCACACATTCACTAGCTCAGGAACGTTTACAGTAACTAGCGGTTCTGGAAATCTTGAGGTTTTAGTAGTTGCAGGCGGCGGCGGAAGTGGTTATTTTAACAATGCTGGCGGCGGTGGTGGCGGCGGGTATCTAGAAGGGACTATAATTTCTTCAATCAAAAGCTACCTAGTTACTCTAGGTGCAGGAGGGACCGGGGCTTACCCTAATTTTGCCTCAGGAACTAATGGAGCAAACTCCGTTTTTGATACTGCGACAAGCATTGGCGGTGGCCGTAGTGGCGGTGGGCCAAATTTGAATGGTGCTAACGGGGGGTCTGGTGGTGGCAGTGGCTATGATGGGACATCATATGGTTCTGGTGGTTCCGCAACACAGGGTTCATCTGGAGGACTCTCTGGATTTGGCGGTAATGGGCGCAGTGGGATAGCTGGCGGTGGCGGCGGCGGCGCAGGCGGTAATGCTACTGGCAATGAAGCATCAGGTTTTGGCCCCGGAAAAAGCTGGCTTAATGGTTCATTATACGCAGCAGGAGGGAGTAATGGAAAGTCTGTGGGAGCTGCAGCTTCTGCAAATACAGGAGATGGCGGCCCACAAGGCGGCAACGGCGGCTCAGGAATTGTAATTATTCGGTATACCTTTACGCCTGTCAACATGGAGGCAACTGGCGGCACTGTTACAACTGCTGGTGGATTTAGGACTCACGTATTTAGTTCTTCAGGCACATTTACTGTTACAGCAAACCCAACTAACGTTGAGTATCTAATAGTTGCTGGTGGCGGTGGCGGTGGTCGAGGAACAAACGGCGTAAATTACGGTGGTGGTGGTGCTTCAGGGGTATTTAGGTCAGGGACGCTATCAGTGTCTCAATCTGCTCATACTGTTGTGGTAGGTGCAGGAGGTGGAGACTCTAGTAATGGTAACGGTAGTACATTTATAGCAGTGTCTGCAACAGGCGGAGGCAGCAATCCAAGTGGTTGGTCGGGGGGATCAAACGTTGATTTTTCAGGAACACAGGCTTCAGGCTCAGTAGATGGTAGGTTTGCCAGCGCAGGGGCAGGAGCTGGGGCGGGAGGTTCTGGCTCAGGAATAAATGGTGGAATAGGTATAGGCTCTTCAATTTCCGGAGCTTTATCACGTTATGGCGGTGGCGGTGCGGGTGGTCAGAATGGAGATGGTACTGCTGTGGACGGTGGTGGCCGGCGAGGTGGCCCGAGCGCTCCTGACAACGCTGGTAGTGGCAGTCCCAATACTGGTGGTGGTGGATCTGGCGGACAGTCTGGCTCTGCCCCTCCTGGCGGCTCAGGAATTGTAATTATTAGGTATCCTTATGTATAAAGAGAAAGGCAACAAATGGCACACTTTGCAGAACTAGACGAAAACAACATCGTCACTAGAGTATTGGTTACAGACAACGATGCACCTAACGAAGGCTACGACTGGTTGATTGAAAACCTCGGTGGCACTTGGGTCAAGACTTCCTACAACGCAAACATTCGCAAAAACTATGCAGGAATTGGATTTACGTTTGATGAAGAGCTAGATGCATTTATTCCGCCTAAGCCTTTTGAGTCTTGGTTGCTAGTTGAAGAGACTGCACAGTGGGTAGCACCCATCCCGTACCCAGAAGATGACCTAATGTACTCTTGGAGTGAAGAGCTAGGGGACTGGGAAGCAGTCCAGTTTGATACGCCATAGCATCCTGATACAATAGACCCATGCCATTAACCGACGTGACGCCGCCCGACTACTCGACTGCTATCGGGCAGGTTCGCCTACTAATTCCCGATACAGATCAGCTAAGCAACCTAGCCAACCCCTCGGCATCTGCTGAGTACATCTTTAATGACTCACAGATCCAAGCCTTCCTGAGCCTTTACGGAACTAATGTAAAGCGGGCAGCGGCTCAGGCCAAGCTTGTACTGGCAACTAGCGAAGCGTTGATCAACAAGGTTATCCGCACTGGTGACTATGCCACTGACGGCGCAAAGCTTGGTGCAGAGCTACGAGCGCAAGCCGCTGACCTTCGCACAGAAGCCGACAAAGATGACTCGGAAGACTCCTACGAAGAGATTTCAATCGTCTCGCTAAACATCAAGCCTGATAACTCATGGCTCTAAATAGCAGAAGCGCAATAGATCCCCGCTGGGTGACCCACAACCAGTCCGTCTCTTATGGGCTGCAGGTTGCCACTGTGCAGGTGTATAACGCCGAGTCTGGTGCTAAGACCTACGATGCAGAAACCAACACTTGGAGTGGGAACGCAACCGACTTGTACACCGGCCCAGCCAGGATACAACCGCCAACTTCATCTGCCACCGACACTACTCAGGACTATAACCCTACTAACCTGCAAACCGTGCGGGTAATCTTGCCACTTGGCAAAAACTCACTGACTGGATCTGGTGGAATAATCCCAGACATTAGGCCCAATAACAGGATTAGGGTCACCTCTTCGCCCTACAATACAACTCTCGAAAACTTTATCTACGTGGTTGTGGGTGTATTGAACTCCAGCAACGCCTGGGAACGCACCCTATTGTGCAAAGCTGACATTGAGCTGGACCCAAATAATGTTTAAGTACAGCCCGGAAGACTACAGAAACCCGAAGGCAAGCAGGTCAAACAGAAGCTCAAGTTCCGCAGAGGGCATGAGCACTTCTGGTAAGGCTAACTTTAGAAACAAGCTTGTAGTTAGGATTGATTTCCAGGACTATGACAGATCCATCCGGTCTGTTCGTAAGTCTATTAAAGAGATGAATCAAAAAATCAAACAGCTCTCCAGGGCTAACAACAGAACCGACAAGGGTTTTGGCATTTACATTGACTCTAGAGATGGAGGCTTTGGTACGCAACTAAACTTCAACCTTCCAGGTGGTTCTGGTGAGCTTTCCTCTTCGCTAAGCAAGGCTCTTTCAGACATAGGCCAACGCGGCAAAGATATCATGCAGAAGTACATGCGAGTCGAAACTGGCAGGATGAAGAGCTCAGTTGCGTTTATGCAACGCAGGTCTGGCAGCAAGTTTGCAGATGTCGAAATTGGCTGGGTAAGAAAATGGCACAAGTACTATGGCTTTCAGGAGCAGGGCACGAAGACGGGTATTAAGCCAATGAACGCAATACTGCGCACAAGGGTGGAGCTGGAGCCTTACGCAAACAAGCAGTTTAACAAAGCATTTGTAGAGTTTTTCCTTAAGCCCAATGAGAGGCGCTAATGAGCCTAGACCTTCTTGCAGTTCAAGACCAGATTACAGCCAAGCTAAGAGAGCTGTCTCAGGATGTCTACGAGACTGCAGCACCGGAAGATAGCAAGCTTAAGTTTGACGCAGCTGGCAACCTGCTCCCCTACATTGTTGTGCAGTATTCCGACATGTATCCAACCAGCATTGGCAACGGGATCCTAAGTGCCAGGTACGATGCAGCTGAGTCTTACTTTCTGGTAACCTGCATTGCAGACTCCGAAAGGGCTCCGAGGCAGATATCAGACCTCGTAAAGAATAAGCTTGTTGGCTTCCAGCCAATTGATGCTGGAGAAATAAGATTTGCTGGTGGTGCTGTTGACTATGCAAACGTAGAAACCAAACCAAACCGATACGTACTTGACCTGGGATTCCTTCTTCAGGTCAACACTGTATGGTAAAATAGTAAAGATTGGAAGGATTATAATGGCTATTGCTATTAACACTAGGACGGGTAAAACTGTCACGGTGCCAGACCACTACATTGGGCATTCCGTTTTGGGCAATGACCTAGAGCTACTTGGCTCAGAGGTCAAGGCCGCACCAACAGATAAAAAGAAAAAGAAGCTTGCTGAGTATGTTCCAAATGCTATTGATGGGGACGGCGATGACCTTGTCCAGGATGGCACTGTTTGGGAGAGGCCAGTAGGAACTGAAATCCAGGAGCAGTCCGCTCCAGACAACACTAAAGAGAACGAGGAATAGACCATGGCAAGTAAAATGCTAAGGCCCAACGTTGGTATTTATGTTGCTACCGCAGATGCGTTTGCAGACTGGACAGCTCCAACGCTGACCGAGATCACTGACGCTACTAAGGTATTCAACATCTCGCCAGCTATTACAGATGACTACACACTAAACATGACAGATTCAGACACTGACGACTCGCTCGCCATTGTTGACAATGCAACTGTCACAACCCCAACCTACAGTAACTACGAAGCCTCTCTAGACGGATTCCGTGATGAGAACTTGGCAGCTGACTCGGTTTACAACCAGTTCCGCACCTTGTTTGCGGCTCCTGACGTAAAGTACTTCCTAATCAAGCGTATTGGTAAAGTTCACGATGCAGCATTCGCCGCTGGTGACGAGGTAAGCATGTACGGCTTGCGTACCGACTTCCCAGTTGAGCTTGTTGGCGATGGGGAAATGATCCGCACAGGTGCTCGCTTCTTGACCACTGGTGAAGTTCGGGTTAACGTTGCAGTTGCAGCCGGAACAGCTGGCGCAGGCCCACTGCTAAAGACAGTAGTTGGAACCAAGTCAACCTCTAACGGTAAGATCCGCGTCTACTGGGTTCCAGTATATAACGTAGATGGAACCGAAGATGACTTCGTGCAGGCACCTTCGATTGCTGACATTGCAGCTGCTGGTTCAATTGACCTAACCGAATCAATCGCTTGGGACAGCTACGACCTAGGCGCTTCTGACTCGAACAAGATCGATGACCGCGGTATCCTTGACGAAGGTCAGGTACAGACTCGTGGTTTCGCTCAGTTCTCCGGTTCGCTTATGTTCTTCCGCGGTATTACCTCGGAGACCACTGGAGCTTACTACAACACCTACGAGGCATTCAAGGCAGCTACGGACGGCACACGCCCAACTGGCTTCTTGGTTACCCGTGTAGGAATCCCTGCTTCAACTGCCCTTGCAATTGGCCAGGAAGTATCTGCATTCAAGTTCATTGCAGACGCATTCATGGACAACACCGAAGGTGAAGACAGCGTTAAGTTCATGGTCAACTTTGCCCCTCAAGGCAAGCTTGGTGTTAACGTTACAACTGTAGCCTAACATCTAACAAACTGATTGGGTGGGGTTTTGCGCCCGTTTACCCCACCCAATCTTTCACCTCATAAGCGGCGATAAACGGAAGGCACAAAATGAGCGATGAAAACAATGTAATTGACATGGTTGAGGCAGCCCAGAAAAAGGGCAAGTTCTCCCTAGTAGACGCGATCAAGGGTCGCGCATTCCCAGAGAAGGCAGTTGATGTTTACATTGACGCAGCCTCTGCATACGAGTTTGCTGAGCTAGAGGCTTTGGCTAAAACCCTAGACCCAGAGACTCCCGAATACGCCGCCGCTGTGGATAAGATGGATGAGCTGGCCAAGGCTATCAGGGATTCCAAGCTTACTTTCCACATGAAGGGTGTAGGACAAGGGCTTGTTGAGAAGGCCACAGAAGAAGCCAACAAGCTTTACCCAGATGCCGAAGAGACCAACGATCCTGGCTGGGTGAAGCACTACCTTTGTGCGTTAATCGCGTGGAACATTGTAAAAGTAACTGACCTTGAGGGCAACGAAGACTCTTCTGAGTTTACGGTTGAAGAAATTATGCAGCTAAGAGAAATCATGCCAATTGACTCATGGGCTGTCCTAATCGACACCATGCAAAAGCTCACGCTGGCAAGCAGCTACTTCGAGGCCGTGACTGATGCAGGTTTTTTACCGAAGTCCTGACCTGGGAAGCTAACCGCCAATACATAACATCAATCAAGGCGGCCATCAGTTCAGGAATAAGGCCAGTGGCCATGCTATTCCACGAGCAGCCCACAGATCCGTGGACCAGCTTTGATTTTATATTACTAGAGGCTTACCATACTCTTCAAGAGGAAACTTGCGGGGAGTGTGGTAACCCTATATGGGTGTGCAGAAACGAAGATGCCACCAACGTTGGATTTAAGGTAAAGACTTCTAAGTGCTTTGCCAAAGCTGAGCTGGAACGCTGGCAAGAAAAAGAAGACAAAAAGAACTCTAAGAAAAAGTCCTACGGGGAATATCCCTACACAGTGGCTTACACCTACGATGGTAGTGACCTGCCTACTCGCAACTCTTACTACCGAGGAATGTACGAAAAGAGTACTGACAAGATAGAATAGAAACTAACCTTGAGGTGGTGCTGTTTTGGAAATTCGTGCGAGAATTAGTTTAGAGTATGCTAAGTTTGTAGCAAATACTAAAGTAGTCGCTGCTCAGTTTAGGGCCATGGGGGCTGGCGCTGAGGAATATCAAAAAAATGTAAATAAGTATGTAAAGAAAAGTCAAGACACACAAAGAGGCGCAATAAAGTCGGTCCTTAAAGAGGACCTAGACGCAAACTCCCAGAGAATAGAGTCTCTGAAGAAGTACGAAAAAGAGCGAACCAAGGTCGAGCTTGAGGCCGTTCGCAATGGCGGTAGCATAAGGCCAAAGGCCCAACTACTGGTTGCCAATCAAGACGTAAAGCCTTCAGCATTTAACAGCATGAATGCAAATCAACAGTCTCAGTATGAGAACAAGCTTGCCAAAGAGTTTCAAGCAATCAATAAAAAACGAGAAGCAGACTCTCGCGCCCTTGCAACCAAGATGCAAAACATCACCAAGATCAGAGCGCAAATTGAAATAGGTGAAGAAAAAAGGATTGCCAAAGAATTTCAAAAAATTGGAAAAGAAAAAGTTGCTGCAATAAAGGCCTTTGGAAAAAATAGAAGCGCCCAGACAAAGCTACTTACCAATGCGGATAAAGCCTACGAAAAAGAATACAGCAACTGGTGGAAGTCTGAGCTAAAGAAGCGAGCGGTTGAAGAAAAGGCAGCAAAGAAAGACGCAAAGTCAGCTAAATTCCAGCAAACAGTCACTTTTGTTACAGAAGATGAAGACTTCAATAGAAGAATGGCAGCTACTCGCTACGCCCTTTATGACGTAGGCAGAAGGGCAATAGCATTTGGAGCTGCGGTTGCGGGTGCACTTGCACTTGGCGTTGCGTCTGCAATTAAGTTTGAGTCTGCCTTTACCTCTGTGGAGCGAACTACCGGAGTTGCAGGTCAGGCATCAAAGGAACTAAAGAATACCTTGATAGACATGAGCACGGCAATCCCGGTGGCCTTTGCTGACATCACAGAGATTGCAACATTGGGAGCTCAGCTTGGTATTGCAACATCGGATGTTGATGAGTTTACAGAAACTGTCGCAAAGTTTTCTGCCATCACGGGGATAGCAGTAGAGACTGTCGCACTAAGCTTTGGTAGACTTGCGGAGCTGATGCACGTTCCGGCCTCGGAGTTTGAAAACCTATCTTCCGCCATAGCATTTGCTGGTGTGAATGCGGTGGCTACTGATGCTGAAATCCTAAAGATGGCAGAGTCTATTGGTTCGGTATCTGCTCAGGCAGGCATATCAGCTGCAGATACTATCGGTTTTGCTACTGCACTTGCATCCCTTAAGATCAGGCCAGAAGAGGCACGTGGTGTATTCACTAGGCTCTTTAGGACTTTTGATCTCGGCGTTGCCAGTGGCGGGGAGAAGCTCGATGACTTTGCTAAGGTAATTGGTACGACAAGCGAGGGAGCGGCTGCACTATTTAGGGAAGATGCTTCCGAGTTTTTCCAGCAGTTCCTTGAAGGAGCAAACGCAACTGGCGAATTGAATGCCACAATGACAGCGCTTGGAATCACTAACGTTCGAGAGCTAAACGTAATATCAAGGCTCTCACAAAACCAAGACGTTCTTACTTCTGCACTAGCAGACTCAAATCTAGAGTTTGAGCGAGCTAGCTTTTCCACTAAGGCCTACGGTTTAGTCGTGGATGACGTGGCATCCAAGATCGCCATAATGAATAACTCAATTCAAGCACTTGGCGCATCGCTTGGGGAGTCTGTAATGGAGCCGCTTGCGTTTATTGTAGACGCAATCACAAACTTCACAGAAGGGCTAAGAAAGGCCCCAATGCCGCTGCGAGCATTTATAACAGTAGTAGGTGCACTAACCGCCGGGGTTTCATTGTTTATTGGTGCTCTAGCTTTAGGTATAGCTGGCCTACTAGCCATGAAGCTAGCTTTCCAGAACTTAAAGCTTGAGGGCGTACAAGCAGGTATAAGCATTAACACTTTTAGAGCTCTGCTGGTATCAATGATCCCTAACGCTGGAGCTGCAACGGGAGTTTTAAGTGCATTGTCCAATAGCTTTAAGGGTGTGGCCGTAAGCTCTGCAGTTGCAACCACTGGAGTTCGTAGGTTTGTTGTCTCACTTGGGCCTATAGTACTTGGGCTAGCAGCTGTGGCGGGCATTGCGGGAGTTATCTTCCTTGCCGTTGAGGAAAGTGCAGACAAGGCGAGGCGAGCAATGTTTGAAGCAGCCGGAGGTTTTGATGCCCTTGTAACTGCAGCCAAGAAGGATACGGCAATGGGATCCGGTATTGCTACACTTGTTGCCGGAACTGCAGATCTTAATGCAGAAGTAGAACGTGAAACTCGTATTGCAAAAGAAGCCATCAAGCTAAGAGACACAGAGATTAGTGCTATTCGCGGCTCGTCTGAGGCAACAGATACGCATACTCAAAGCGTCAAGTATGGGCGGATAGCAAGGGCGGAGCTTAATGAGGAAATAGCTGCGACAAACCTTCTATTAGGAGAAAACGTTACGGCCCTTATCTTAGACTCTCTTAAGAACTATGATGGTAATGGTGCCAACTTCTGGGTCAAGCTTACCGAGCTTTCTCCTGGAGTTAGAAGTGTTTTAAATGACATAGGCTTTAGTGCTGGCCAAATGGTAAGTGAGGGACTTACTGAGGGTGGCATAACTGCTGAAGAGTATTCAGCCAACTTTGTTAATGCGATGAAACTTATAAGCCAGTCTACCAATGCTCTTCCTGCCGAGCTAACCAATCTGCAAAGATCGCTAAAAGCTACTGGATTTGATCTTTCTATTGAAGAAATTAAAGGGTTTGCCTCACAGCTTGACGTAAGCGGATCTCGGCTAAACGCTTTGATAAAGTTTCTTACTGAGGGCGGAAGGGCTACCGATGGCTACGTTGAGTCTGGGGCAGAAGCTGCCAGGGCAACCAACGAGCTTGCAGTTTCGCAAGAGGAAATGGGAATTCAGACAGAGGCCAGCACAGCCGAAATAGAGGCGCAAGAGGCAGCCGTTCTTGAGCTGGCAAACGCAACTAGGGCGTTAGTAAACGAGCTGACCTCCACTGCTATTCTTGAAAACAAAGTTGGTGACGCCCTCGATACGTTTGCAAAGGGGGCCAACGAGACAGCCGGGGAGCTTGACGGCATGGGCGAGGCTGCAAGGACTAACCTATCTAACTTTGCTAGCTTTATGGATGCCGCTACCGAGGCTTCTATTGCTGCAGGCGAGGGCACACCTGGTGCAATGAGAAGAATTATTGCCGGTCTGTCCTCTTTGGAGGCAGCAGGAGTTGATGTTAGCGATGCGTTCACACTAGTTAAGAAGGCGGTAATAAACAGCATTGTTGAAATAGCTGGTAACGATGCCGCTCTTAGAGCAGACCTAGCTAAGCAGCCAGACCTTTCTGGAATGAAAGCAATAGTGAAAGCTTTTTACGAAGTGCAACTTGCAGCAAGCGTTTCTAGAGCTGAAACCTTTAATCTAATGTTTCAAATGGCAAGGGCTATGAAAAGCTTCGAAGGTGGGACCTACCAGATTGAGCCGTTTAAGCCTGTTAAGAACTCAGCAGAAAAAGCACTTACTGCCCTTGAGAAACTTAAAGCAATGATTGACAAGATGTTCAAGGCTACAAACAATAAGCTAGACGTTCTTAACTCAGTAGAATCACTTGGTGAGTCTCTAAAGAAAAACGGAACAGTCTTCTCAGTCTGGACAAAAGCTGGCAAAGATAACATCTCCAGCCTAAGAAGCACTATTGATTCTTTGGCAGAAGCTTCTAACGGGAACACTCAGGTATTTGCAAATAGCCTTGGTGCTCTAAGGCAAGCACTGGTAAAGGCAGGGGTTAGTGGCACTGGCCTTAAGGATATTGACAACCTGATTAAAAAGACTGGCAAGACGACAAGGGTTTCCAAGAATCAGGTCAATCAGTTCTACGCACAGATCAAGAGTAGCTCAGACGCTAGGCGGGCTCTCCTTGAAATTGCTGATGCTGCATCTAAGGTTAGCTCTGCAATTAATGCTGGTCTATCTGCAACATTCGCACAAGGCAACGCCATTGATCAAGTTACCCTTGGCTGGCTTGACTTGTCTGATGCTCAAGATGCTGCCAGGAAGTCGGTCTCTGATGCCAACGAGGCAATCGTTGAGGCCAACCTATCTATCCGTGCGACTAAGGCATCTATCGATGAGCTTACTGCAGACAAGGGCAAGCTGCAGTTCCAGTTGCAGATCGCCATCAAATACGGTGACACACTACGTGAGGACGCTATCCGAGCACAGCTGGGTACTATTGACTCTGAGATTGCCAGTAAAGAAAATGACATCACCAAGGCAAACAGCAGCATCGCGAATTCTGTGCAGGAGATTACAGACGCTAACAGCAAGCTTGGAATAGACAGCAATACTAGGGATCTTATTGCCCAGAACCTTGCCCTTCAAGACATGGCCAGCAAGTACGGAACGGTCACAGCGTTTATGCTTGCAACTGCAAAGCCGGGCACCGATTTGAATGGCATCATAGAGGCCCAGACCAAGGCTTTTTACGACAACGCAATCCAAATGGGTTACACCGAGACGGATGCCAAAAAGCTGTCTGATGTTCTACGGGACGAACTGATTGCATCCCTAGATGACATACCAGAAGACATCGCCACAACCATAAAGGCCGACACCACTGGGGCATTGGCAGCTGTGACTAAGTTTGTCCAAGATGCCAATGCTAGACTTAACACCATCAAGGACAAGACTGTAACCGTAACAACCGTTCAGAAAACAGTAAGCCAATCTAGTCAGGGAAACTTTAAGGGCTTTAATGTAGGCTTCTCTCGCGGTGGCATGGTCTCCGGGCCTGGAACCGCAACAAGTGATAGCATCCCGGCAAGACTTTCCAACGGCGAATACGTTGTAAGGGCATCCGCAGTAAGCCGTTACGGAGTTGACTTCTTTAACTCGCTAAATAACATGCAGTCGGCACCATCTAGAATGCAATCTGCACCAGCTCAATCATCTGGCGGATCTCAAACTGTGTTCCTATCGACAGAGGATCGCCAGCTACTACGCTCGGCCATTGACAGGCCAGTGGCGCTATACACCGACAATGCCACAATTGCAAAATCAGCAAACGATGGCAACGCAATCTTGGCACAAAGAGGGATTAGATAATGGATCGTAAAATATACTTTGGCAACGCCAATAAGCAGGTATGGATACCAGCCCCTAAGACCGGCCTGAGCGCCATTGTAGACAGTTACTTTAATGAGGCTCAACTTCTTAGCGGTAGGGCCTTCACGAGGCGTTCTAGCGCCAACCACAGGCGTTTCTCGCCTGCTTGGACTGGGCCATTAAACGCTGAGTCTATAAATGACAGCTTGCACACCATAAAAGACTACTTTGACGGCATCTATGGAGACGGTCCATTCTACTGGCTGGATCCTTTTGCAATTGATACCAACTTGCTACCACCAAACTGGGCAGCCCCGATGCTAACCGAAAAAGACTGGCCCACAATCTGCGCTATCCCATCTGGTTTTGGAGTTGCTTCCTTTGTGTCTACAGAGTCCAACACAAAGTCTTATCCTTATAAGTCTTTGAACATAAACCTTACAAGCACTCAGGCATTTGAGTCCACCAGTTCAAACAGGATAATCATACCAACTGCCCACAGGTTCCACTTTGGCTGGCATGGTGAGGTGGTTTCTGGGAACGCAACTGTGATCCTTCGTGCATACTCCAGGTCAACTGGCTTGCCAACGGACATTATTACTAATGTAATGTCAGTTAGTAGTACAATCAGGACCAACACTCAGCTAAGCGGGCTAACTTATTCTATGGTAGATATAATTGTTATTAAGCCTGCCGGAGCGACTAGCGAAATAAGCATCGCAGGCATGATGGCTCAGGTTTTGCCAGAGACATCTTCAGTTAAGCAGGGCGATTTTATATCTGGGCGTGGCACAAAGGGGCTTTTGTTTTCATCAGCACCTAGCATTACATATTTATCCGCCAAGATAAACGATGGTCTTGTAGAACTTGCAACCAACTTTATTGAGGAGTAATAATGCCATCTGTGCAGACGATCAGTGGAAGCGGCGATTTTAAAGACGCTTCACTAATATCCTTTTCGTACTCCGAAGATGCAACCCCGATTAGCCCGGCCAAGCTTGAGGGTGGAACTGGTCAGGTAACGGCACAGCTGGTTTCCAATGAGGACACCAAGGGCAGCCGCATAGCCATAAACAACGAAGCCCTGCTGTCTGATGAAGAGTACGGCGATGTAAACTTTACGATTAAAAAGGTTTCTTTAAACAATGGTTTAGTTTCAGTTATTGGAAGTACGATCCAATCAAGACTAGACGTGGAAAGAACCGCACTCCCGCAGGGCAGTAACGCTGGCGGATATAACCTTTATGAGGCGATACTTTACTACTGCTATCTTGTTGACATTACGCCAAACTTCGAGCCAGGTTTACAGGCCAAGATTGAGCCTATAGATGTAGACTTTATCGGCTGGAAGGGCAGCGTCTGGGAGTACCTAAAGATGCTTTGTGCCGCTGCACTCATAGATGACAACAGCGGGTTTATGGAGATGTACATAGTTGAGGATCAGCTCTGGTTTCGCGAGGGTGGTCTCCGAACGGTAAGCACTAAGGAAAGCATCTCTGATCAGTCGCTGGAGATCGATGCCTACGATGCGGCTCAAACCGTACAGGTTTTTAAGTACGAAACCGATTACAGAGCAAACTCTCTTGTGCGACAAGAAAACATAGACCCTCAAAACTACGCAAACCTTGAGCTTGTCTCTATCGTAGATTCCTTTCAGGTAAATGCTAATGAAAAGATTACTAGAAGAGTCACAATAAACGCCTCTCTAGAAGAGGTGGAGCAGCCTATCGCGGTTCAGACAATTGTTTTCCCAATCAACTATGGTCAATACGTTATCGTGGGCAAGGATCAAGTACCACTAACTGCAGCTCAGTGGAACGACCAAGGCGGATCCGTGTCAGCCTCCATCACAGAGAACCCAAACGAGCTAGAGATAACAATTATTGGTGCCAACTACCCCGACCTTGAGCCATTTAAGATAGGCGTTGAGTCTGCAGGTGGCGATGACTATCCTGCATTTTACCTACGAGGTACTGGTGTATTCTTTGAAAAGACAGCTTACACAATTTACACTGGGGCTCCCGAGTCTGAGATAGCAGAGTCTACAACTATTGACAACCTTTTTATAACTAGCGATGAGGTGCTCTGGAACAAAGGTGTCAGGATCGCACAGGAGCTATGCGGGCCGTCTATCCAGCTAAACCAAAGCCTGTCAACTGGCGCAGAGTTTGGAACGCTAACTGGGTCAATAGTAGATGCGTTTGAAACAAGATTTAGAATTAACTCTACAAGCTTCAATCAATCTGGTGTTGAGATAACTGGTAACTCTTATGTTACCTTTGCAGATTTTGATTCCGCTTGGTCCAACTCAACGTTTGAAAACTTTAACACATCAATGAACGGGGTAAGCTTTAACGAGTTTAGCGTAATCCCGCTAGTAAAGGAGTAACATGGTATTTCCAACAAACAACCTGCCCACATCGTCAAGGTTCTGGGCACGTGAGGTTGAAAAGAAGGTAACCAACCTAGAGAACACGCTGAGAAGCTCAGACATAAACAATACCACCAGAGATAGCCAGCTATCTGTGACTGCCGGTCAGGCTTTGATTGCTGCTCAGCAGGCTATTACCGCTGCTGGTCTAGCAAACGATGCAATCTCAAGTATAGCTGATCTAGGTTCACCCGGCGGCCCTACGATTAATGCTGCCAACATAACCGCGGGGAGCATTAGCGGAAACAGGATATCTGGCGGTGAGATTATAGGAACAACCCTAAAGACCGCTGCCAGCGGTAGAAGGGTAGAAATGCTGGCTACAAACACTTCCTACTTTGATGAAAACGGGAACTTTACAGGGAGAATTATAGGTTCAGGTACAGACAGAGGTGCGACTATAGAAATTTACGGTCCAGGATCTGGATTGGTTCAGGTTTGGAGCGGTGGTGTTCTAATGTATTCGGCTGGAGGTAACTTTGCTGGGCTTAGTGACAACGGACTTGCGGTTGGAGGTAGGCTTTACACCCTCTCAGGGGGCAGTATAGACTCTGACACCACGCTCTCTGCTGTTGGCTCAATGACTTCAGGCTCTGTCAGCACTGGCTCAATAACTTCAAGCTCTCTTAGCACTGGCTCAATAACTTCAAGCTCTCTCGGCACTGGATCAATAAATAATTCTGGAGGTTATGCTGGAAACGGCTTCCCAACAGTCGCAGGAAACACCGTAAGCGGTACCACCACTTTTGCTCCTAACGTATTTATAAATACATCGGGTAATATGGCCAGAAACACTACTGCATCTGAGCGTAGGGCAAAAGAATCTATTGAGGATCTAAATTTTGACACAGATGCCTTTATACAAGTAAACCCAGTTAGATTCAATTATAAACGAGAAGCAGTAAGTGATGACGCTCAAGCTGAAGCCGTTAACCTAGGGTTTATACTTGATGATTTTGAAGACATAGGCATGGAGGAGTTTTTAGTTGCTAACCCACAGGAGGGTGATGAATACAAGCAGCTAAGATACCAGCTTCTATATATGTACCTACATAAAGTGGTGCAAAGTCAGAACACAACCATCAAATCCCTAGAACAAAGGCTTGCAGCCTTAGAGGCTAAGTAGGATACAATAGAGATATGGCAATCACATCAAAAGGTATATTTTATCCAACCTCTGGCGATCAGGTTGCACCACTGGAAGCAGTATTTGCAGCGGTCTCCTCAAGCGTGGATAACGCCATCCCACTATCTGGCACTTCGCCTCTTCAGTTTAACGGCACCACAGCCGGATCCTCTCAGGTTCTAACTGTAGTCTTTGACAATGAGCTGCCACTTGCACCAAATAAAATACAGGTAACCGTGCGCGGTCCTGTGAGTGGGTCCTCAAGTTACGTAGCTACCGTAACCAACAGCTCGACCACCGGGTTTACTGTAATTCTTTACAGACTAGATGCAGGTAGCTCTCAAACAATCAACACAGTATGGAGCGTGATGAATTAATGTCAACATGGCAACTACCCTTCCCCGATATTAAACTGGGTGCAAGATTTGGCGCAGTAAGCAAGTTTAGAATTGCAAACAATCTGGGCCCACACCGAGGCACTGACTGGATTGCTGCAGAGGGAACTAAGATTCCTGCAATCACGAGTGGCACAGTCATGGCCGTTCAATACAGCAACCAAATGGGATGGTGCATTATTCACACTGCCTGGGCTGACAACAAGACTTGGCACATTGGCTACTCCCATTTACAGTTCAAGCCAACCCTAAAAGTCGGCGATAAAGTCGAAACCGGCGAAACTCTCGGACTAATCGGCAGTACTGGGACTGCATCATCGGGCCCCCACTGCCACATTACGATCGGTCGTGGACTCAAATCCCTTTTCTGGGGCAAGGTCCTAGACATCAGAGCTTTTATTGGCGAACAGCTAAAAAAGCAACCCACCAAAGCTACGGTAAAGCCAAAGCAGCTTGCCCCTAAGGTGATTGTACCCAAAAAGGTTGTCGTGCCCGCCAAGGTGGCACCGAAGGCTGCTAAGACATACGTCGTCAAATCTGGCGATTCTTACTGGAAGATTGGCAGAGCAACCGGGGTCGACTACCGAAAACTGCAAAAATTAAACAACAATAAGCCATTACAGCCCGGCGACCAGATTAGATTGGGGTAAACATGAGTTCGATAATGACAAAAAAGTTTTGGGAATATGCCGGAGAGAGAGCAATAAAAACATTTGCACAGACTTTAGTGGCCTTCGCTGGTGTAGACGCAATGACAGGCAACACTATTAGCTTTGTCACAATAGATCTGGTTAATGCTCTAGCAGTTGCAGCCACCGCGGCGATCGTCTCTGTGTTAACATCAGTCGTGAACCAAAAGTAAGATTATGTCTGAAGATAACGGGAGAGACTGGGTAGAAGTATTAGTAGCAATCGGGCGGATCGAGGAAGGTATTAAAGGTTTGCGCGAATCTGTTAACAGGCTTGAAAAAATGGTAGACTCTCAGGATGATGAAATCCAGAACATGCAGATGGAAATTCAGAAGCTTAAGACTCAGAGAAGTACGGTTAGAGAAAATATTGCACTTGTGGTCTCGCTTCTTGCGGGATCGGGAGCGCTGTGGAGTATCCTATCTAGGTAGGGTTGTTTAGGAAATACCCGACAAGCAAGAAGCCCCCTGCAGAAGTGACAGGGGGCTTCTTCGTTTAATCTTGTTCTTGTTCGGGGTACTCAAATCCCTCTCTAGAACCTAGCTTTGCAGCTTCAGCATCAAACAAGAAGTGGGCAGTGCAGGACTCACATGGTTTCTCTGTGCATTCTACGTCACAGTGCTCACAGTGGAAGAAGGTGTTTTCTCCCTCAACCAATCTAGAGACCGGGTTACCACAGCCGCAAACCATGAGGACAGAAAGCATCATCCCAGTTTCGCCATCAATGACAGTGTAGCCAATGTAGTCACCCTCGAGCTCAAGGTCCTCCTCAGGCCTTCGCCTGAACAATCTGGATAACCACTTACGAATCATGCTATCGATCTGGTTATAGTCTTGTTGATGGAGATAGGACCGCGTTGCCACTTGCCACAATCCTGGCACTGGAACCTTTGATACGTCCCGGAGGTGGTCCTTGCAAGGCCACGCTTCTGTAGGTTTTTAGAAGAGCACACAGCACAGCCATCCTCGATGCCGTTATAAAGACCAGCGTGTGGGTGGTTTGTTATCCAAGGCTTTAGCTTTTCATAAAGGTCAATCAGTAGGTGCACGTCCTGGATCTGATACTTCTTCATCTCAACCCACGACTTGGCATTGCCAGCCATGCAGCCTAGCCACAAGTCAAAGCCAGAGTGCTTCACCTTAGCGCCCACTCCCAGCTTCTGTGATACATAGTCAAGCTTGTTACTAGGAAACTTAAACTGGGCCTTTACAGTCAGCATCAGGTCCATCTCTTTGTAGGGAGATGGTGGCAGCATGCCGTTCTCGATGAACTCACGCTTCAGGTGCTTACTATCGAACGCCTTGGAGTTCCAACCGACTAGCACGTCGGCCTCGTCAAGCATCCTGTGAACCTGTTCTAGCATTTCCTTCTTGCCGTGATGGTACTCGGATCTAAAGGTAACCTTCTTCTCGCCATACCATCTGGCTCCAAAGCACATCATCTCAGTGGCCTTGACTATCTGGCCAATCGAAATGTTTTGGTCCCAAAGACCCCAAGTGTAAGCTGTAATTGGACTGGTTTCGATATCTAAAAATAGAATCTTCATTAGTCCTCCCATCCGTTTTTAAGTACTGCCTTGTGTTTCTTATTGCGTAAGTAAATTATACCATGGCGCACCGAGTCACTGGCGTGTGGCTTACCTGTTTGGTGCAGCCCCATCTTGTGTAGTCTCTGATCGGAACAAAGCGCCTTCTGGCTAGGCTTTTGCATAACTAAGTCGTACACACCCCTAGGGTATAGAGCCTCTATCGCACCAATTATGTACACGGCACTCAGGTCAACGCCATGCACTCCTTCCCTTAGGTCAAATGACTCACAGACGATCTGGTCCAGCCTAATGTCTTCCAGCTCATCCCAATGAAAGTCTAGGAATCCCTGTAGCTTGTTTGCTATCTGCTTTGTCCAGATTAGGTTGTAGCTTTCGTCATCGTACTCAAATAATGCAAGTCCAGTAGTGCCACCTGGATCAACTGCCAACATTGTCTTCATCTATCTTAGCCTCCTTCATCTTAATTATTTGATGTAATTGGTAGCAAGCTAGGGCAAGTGGATATCTAAACCCTAGCTCGTATTTCATAGAATGAAACATTACTGCTTCATGTTCAAACCTTACACTTTCAAACTTTGCTTTTCTGCTAAAGTTATCCATTAAGCTAACACCTCCAAATAAGTCTTGCGATTATCAACAACTGAAATGACTCTTGCTTGCGACCTAAGAGCCTCGATGATGTCATCGAACTCTCGCTTCTTCTTGTTGTTAAACTTCCTGTATGCTTCCTCGTAGCGGACCTTCCCACCACGCTCCACAACAAAGGCCTCAAGCTTATCCACATCTCTCTGCCATTCAGATGCAGAGATAGCGGATGCCATTTGGATCAGGTTCTCGAACCACTTCTCTGAGTAGTAAATCGCGATAATCATATGGTGCAGCTTTACCTCCTCGCACTTCTCGTGCATCGCAAGTAGGGTCGCACACTTCCAAACGGACAGGGCAAGCCTCTGCCTGGATGGCTCGATAGATTCACGGTCAGGGTGACTCTCTGCAAAGTTACCCATGTCCCACTTGTACTGGTTGAACCTATCCAGAGACGCTTGGCTTAGGCGCACTGGCTTTTGGGTTGGCTGGCCCTTTTTCTGCCAGTAAGTCACAGAGCTAAACAAGCCAGCAACCATGCCATCCATCACGCCATCCTTGACAGCCACTTCGTATTCGTCGGCCTGCTGTATGTCTTCAGACTCGCGGGTCCTAGGAGGTGAGCCTGCGGTCACGTAGATAAACCTAGCCAAGAAGCCGGACCTAAAGTACTCGTTGGTCAGGACATCAGCGGTCTTACTTGTGATGCCCATCAAATACATTATGAAGTTGGTCTCTGCTCTCTCGGTCTGGCGCTTGTCCTTAGCCGACCTGATAACCACAGGTACGTGGCCATCGTAAAGCTCGGTGAACCGCTCGGCAGCAGACGCCATGTAGGTCTTGTTCATAAAGTCCTTGAACATACCTTGCACCTCGTCTCGGTGCAGTAGGCTGGTCTTCTTATCTCGGTCAGCCAGAACTGCAGTCACACCTTCGGGAGTTGCATCAGATCCGATGTCTATTTGGTAGCCACCAAACTTCTCGTAGGACCTAACAACCCTAAGCATGAGCTGCCTGCTTGTTGACTTACGAGCCGCGGTGGTCTCACCTAACACCATGAACCAAAGGTTCAGGCCCATCTTGCCGTAGCGTGGCACAGCGTAGCCCCACTCGGAGAACACCGATGACAAGATAGTAAAGGCACTTGCAATCTGGTAGCCCAAGGCACCGTCAGTCTTGCTACGTGCCCACTTGACATACTGATCGACAAATGTAGGGCTCTGCTCGACCACTTCTCTCTCAATGTCAGTTAGAAAAGAGATGTCAACTGGCTCAAACCTAGCGATAGGAGCTTCGTCTGTGATCGATGCTGGAACAAATGTATCTACGTTAGATGCAAAACTACCGCTGGCCCGCTGTACCTCACGCCACAGATCGCCATCGGCGTCGGAACGCTTTGGTCGGTCAGGGCTGTGGTATTTGTTACACTTGGCATGGCGAGCGACAGTGAAGACTTCTTCTGCGGTCAGCCCCTCACGGAACAACTCCATCTCTAGCTTCCAAAGAAGCTTAGACAGGTCAGCATTGTGCGGCGGTGTCTCCATGTAAAGGCCCACAACCTGCGGATTGTGTGACAGTTTCTCTAGCACCTCTAGTATTCCGGGGAAGCCTTCTGGCATTGGGAGGATCGCAAGGTCACGAATGGCTTCTACGGCAACATCGCCATAGACAGCTTCTATTTGCTCGAACGTGTAGACTTCCCCGGTTGTGGTTGCTTGGATGCTGTAGGGCTCTTCGCGCTTCATGTTGCGTGTGTTTGGCAGGCGTAGCAGCTTGGTTGTGTTCCAGCCAGACTTGTCGCAACCCTGATGGGCGTGAGCGTAGGCTACTTTCTTGGAAAGTAGTGCCGCATCCTGAGGGTCAACCTCTGAGTCCAGGATCCAGTAGGTGTGCCATCTTGCTTCTGATGTTTCCACGGAGATGCTAGGTGCCAGCATAAAGTTCTCTGGCCCGCATGCGTCTGCGTCTGCATAGATTACGCTTACAGTCTTAGCGTTCTCTTTGATTCTGCGGTTAGCGTTAAAAAGGATAGGGGAGAAGTAAACATCTTCCATTGCTCTGGCCGTGGCGAAGTCAACCATCTGATGCTTCTGCTCTGGATACTCGTAAAACTTCTGCTCTGTTAGCTCACCATTCGAAGCATTGCGAACTACGAGCGTAGCTATACCTACGCCTTCGCCAAAAATTGCTGTCAAAAAATCTGATGTTTTCATTTATCCTCCTCCCTGTTACTTCATGTTTCCTAGCTAAAGATTGTCCCTATGTTAGTTTTCAGGATAAAAAATCAGGTGAGACTTACTTACCCTAAGCACTTAGAGCTTTCCGCCAACTTTGCGCGTGGTGTTCGCAAGCCACTAACCACCGTGCCCCAGCTGAGAATCGAACTCAGCGGTCAGCTGCAGGAACTCAGGGAGGAGGGTGCTGACCGATACCAATTGGGGCGTTGTGCGTTATACAGCCGCACCCCTGTCTTGGCTTAGAGGGTTACCAAGTGTCCCCGTCTACCGCGGTTGCACCCATTGAGGAGAGTGCGTCCGAAGCAGATGTTGCCTTGTCAAACCCAGCAACCTCGTTGCGAGGCTGGCCGTTCATGTCTGTACCAACCTTGACGCGCACCCCGATTGGCTTGCCTAGCAAGTCCTCGGTAGCTGGCACCTTGAAGCTACCAGCCTTGATGTCGAAGCCAAGCGACTTGAAGAACGAAGCAGCCTTCCAAGCATCGTTGGCAGCGTACAGTGGAACGTAGCTGAACACGCGGCGGTTCTCGTTAGCACCTTCGCTGATGCGGAACTGTACGTTGAAGCGTGGCTTGCCCTCGTTCGGACCTGAGCGCACCTCTTCCTCGACAACATTAAACACGGTTGCGTTGTACGATCCTGCTGCGATTGGCTCTAGTGAACCACCTTTTGTCTCTAGTGCATCAGCACTGAAGTTAATAGTGTAACCCATTACTTACCTCCTTTGATTAGTGAATAGATCTTGTTGATACTTGGATCTACAATAGTAGATGGCAAGTTGAAACGGTTCTTGGTCACAAACCTGTCAGAAGACTCTACTAACAACACACGCTGAGTCGTGCCGTCTTCTCTCTTCTGAGCAGTTAGGTAGCCAATGATGTCCGGGATGCCTGGAAGATCCTTCTTGGAACCACCCGGAATGTTCGGCACAGTCTTGACTGCCCCGCTGTTTTCATCCTTCTGATCCTCTGCGTGAGTCAGAATGATGGAGGTGAATGGTGCAGCGTGAAGAGCTCGGACTAAGTTGTTGGCCCAGATCTTCAGGTCACCCCACTTGCCGAACTTGTTGCCCTTGTTCTCTGGCCGCTCGCCGAATACCTTTTCGGCACGATCCATGGCCACACCGAGTGTGTCGATGATCACGGTCTTGTACTTGTGCTTGATGTTGATAAGGTCATCAACAACCTTGTCCAGCTTCTCGTGTGTGTCTACTGCGACCACGTCCACGTCCTTGAAGTCTCGGGCAATAGCTGATGCGCCGCCCTCGATGTCAATTAGTAGCACTGGTGACAGCTCTGCAAGTTCTGCAGCTGAGGCAGCAAGCCATGTCTTACCACGGCCGGCATCCCCGTAAATTAGGATGGTCTTCGGAGCGTTTAGTGCCTCTGCCTTGTGAACGTGCTTGGCAAAGGATAGCTCTGGAAACTGTGTAGCTGGTGTTACAGGCGTCGCTGTAGTCATTTGTATCCTCCTTGTTAGACTTGAAATTATAGCAGACCGTTTATAGAGCAGGTGTAGCACTCGGAATGCGAGGGATAGTTTTCAGGATGGCTCCCCTCTCGGAGTTCATCCCACAATGCAACCAGCCTATTCCACAACGCTAAGGCCATAGCTTCATCGTACTCGTAAGTGTATTCTAGCACATCAATCTCGTTTGTGCCGTCTCTGTTGATAAATACTAAGGAAATTCCATCAACAAATGTTCCTGCCTTATTGGTGCCCCACGCATAGAGCTGACTCTGCCCAATGTATTTTTGCATGGTGTAAGTTGTTGCCGCATCTTGACTAACTCCGTCAATCCACTTCTGTATCTTCTTGGACTTTGCTCTGGTGGTTGTCTTCCAGTCTATAAGATGACCGTGCCCAGCAAGTGTCAAGTCGGGCTTAGAGCTTATTATTCCGTAGTCTTGTAACTCTCCTAGGATTATCTTCTCCTCGATCCTCACGTCAGTCAGCTCTGGCTGATCTGAGTTGGGTATCTCCTGCTCTATGGCTCGGTGCACAGCGGTACCTATCTTGCCGCCCAGCCAGTACTTACTAGGGCCCTGCTTCACGCCAGATAGATCACTAGCCAAGCACCTTGTGCAGGGGTTGGAGATCTGAGATGCACCAACCTTGCGTTGCTTATCTCTATCGGTCTCATTGTTCAATAAACCAATCGCTAACGTCTTCACTCTCGAACCACTCAGTGCCATTTTTATACCTCTCTTTCGTAAAGTTGATGCCGCCCCAGATACCATACTCCTCCTTGTTTGCACTTGCAAAGTCATGGCATTGCTTAAGTAACGGACAGCCATGGCAAGCATCTTCTGCTTGATCCGCGGTTACAGTTTCTGGATTGTCAAAAAGCTCTGTATCTTTTTGACACGGTGTGACTATGTTTCTTAGACCTTCGTTTAGAATCTTGTATAGCTTTGCGGGCTTATCATCAAGTCCAAACACCCGTGGCAGCTCGAACTCCACCATTGGTATTAGCTTTGACTTGCTCTTGCCTGCGGCCTTGTTGTCTTGGTACTTCTTTCTTGCGTATCGTCTGCGGCATTCTCTACACACTCGGGTCTTGTCATACGGCCTGATAAAAGTATTCTCTTCGGTAAACTCATGGCCCTTAGAGCAGTGAGTTCCCTTAGCCCGCTTGCGGCCCCAAGGGTTAGTCTTGTCTGCCTCTTCCCATACATACTCAGCCATCAGTAGTCCGTGTCCATGTCGTGTGCGTTTACTCTCATGCTGACCCTTGAGGTGCCCGTGCTCTGGCTTCCAAAGCCCAGAAAACTTCCAAGCATTGCCACCAGGAACACTACAACCTGAATTAGTATGGCTGCTCCCACTGGAATCACAAAGGCCGCAATTGCAAGCCAACCCCAGAACAAACTCCAGAATTCATAACTCATTTTTCCTCCTTTAGGCTTGCCCGTAGGTCAAGCTCTCTCTGTAACAAAACATCTAGCTGGCCCTCATCGTAAGTATCTCTTGCGACTATGTCGTACACCTGAACTACCCTTTGCTGGCCGCGCCTTCTGACACGGTCAAGCACCTGCTGGTTTAGTATGTTGCTATCGCTATGCGACAACCATACCACGGTTCGGCAAGCATCCTGCAAGCCGTCAACGCCCTCGGCAATCGCTGGTATAACTGCAACTATGTATTGCAAATCATCCTTGATAAATCTCTGCTTTGCGATCTCGCGGTTGGCCTGACTTGCCTGGCCGCTCCACTCGAATGAGCAACCGTCACCGAACTTGGCGTTCAGTCTATTGTTTACGATCTTAGCATACTTTTGGCTGTCTGTCAAGATGAGCATCTTGTCAGTAGGGTTGTCTTCGATGATCTCAACAAGCGCCTTGTACTTTGTAGACACTGCATCCTCCGCAAAGTAAACCATTTCATCTTCGGTAATGCTTGGCACAGCCAAGGTCATCTGCCTAAGCCTGATCCTCGCGGCGATAGGAACCTCTGCAACCAGTGGATTCTCTTGCAAGAACACGACCAAGTCTTTTTGGAACTTCTCATAGATCTTGCGCTGAGCAGGAACCAAGTCAACATACCTAGTCTCGTAGACAACATCAATGTTATAGTCTGGCTCTAGCCTGACATAGCAAGGAAGCGTGTTGGCAAATGCACCAGCAACCTTCTCCCCAACAACTTCGACACCAGCAAAGGGACTGTATTGGGTCTTGGCCCAAGCTTCTACCCACTTCCAGTAAGACTTTGGTACGATCTTGTCGTCTGGCCATAGGAATCTTGACACGGCCCAGAACCCTTCGAACCTGTTGCCGAATGGCGTTCCAGACATTGACATCTTATAGCCAGCCTTTAGGGTCTTGGCAACCTTGAAGCCCTTGCTCGCCCTGTTTTGCATGAAGTGGCATTCATCAACCAAGGCCATGTCGGGCTTGATCTTGCTCCAATCCTTAGTGCGGAAGTATTCGCGGCCCACAAAATACCATCCTGGTCTGCCATCGGCAAGCTCTGCAAGTGCTTTGATGCCTTGCTTTGTGCTATCTATCCGAAACAATCCGTAAGCAGTGTAGTCTGTTTGGCGCTGTATGGCATCGTGCCAGCCCCAGAATGTATTCAAAGGTGCAATCACTAGGATGGTCTTGGCCTCTAGTCTTAGGGCGGATTCTACTGCCATAAGAGTCTTGCCCACACCCATGAGACTTGCGTTCAAGGCGGCGTTGGTTGGGCTTGCAATCATCTTCTGAATGGCAATCTCCTGCCTTGGGTCTGGCTTTAGCTTAGTTAGCTTCTCTCTCATGGTTATCTCCCTCATTATGGCAATCGCAATTGCATTCAACGGTGCTTGCAAACTCTTGGCAGTTATTGTGATCGGCCAGTATGCACCAAGCAAACTTACTGTATTGTTTCGGTGGTAACTCTGGCGAAGTTCTCTTGGCCAACTCTAATACTTGATCTCTTCATACCAGTCACCTTCAGCAAAGCCAGAGTGAAGTTCAGCAAACCACTTGTTTGTCCTAACAAAGGCATCTCCTACTCCCGTAATCTGCATTACAAAAATTGAGTCATAGTCTAGGTCGCCGTCTTTCACCACAAGGATAGCATCTTGCGGTAGTTTTTGCAAGTCTACTATTAGTTCTGCAATTGTTTTTGGCGTGTGTCTGATAGCCATTATTGCTCCTTTCTGATTATAAAAAACACAAAGACGTTTTTACCGATAATGATGTCTAGCGTTGGTTGCGTCTTGATGTCGTAGACGTTGATTCCGAACAAGTAGGTATTGAAAGAGCTTGAGTCTCTATAGCTTCTAAACTTGATCATGTTATCCCTTTCATGTTTTTACGGATACTAGACTTCATGTTTTTCCAGAATGTCAAAAGGATAACGTTATCGGTATCGGTATCGTTTTGTCTGACTTCTACTGCCCCTTGAACTGTTCGGAATTACCGAACGGTTGCTTAGTCATCTTGTTCCTCTTTTATTATTTCGATATGGAAGTTGATGGAGTCGCATTGAATACATCCTGTTTCATCATCGCACTTACCCTCTAATAGCAATGTGATTATGCGTTCTTGCTCTGCCTGAACTCCTGCGTCAAAACCGTTCCAGTAATCAGGAATCGGGCCTATGTCTTCAGTCATCTTTCACCTGCTTGATTGTCTCGATTAGTTCATCTATGTAAAAGGGTGCGGCTAGGGTCTCAAAGATTGTTCTAGTAGCGGCCTTAGCTTGAAGTGCCTTGATTATGCGCTCTTGCTCTGCCTGAATGCCCGCGTCAAAACCTTGATAGTAGGCAGTAGTTGGACCGAAGTCCTCACTGTCTTTGCTGTGGCTCATTTGTCTTCTCCTTTATCATCAGGCCAGTCCCCATCTAGCACCAGCAAGGCTATCATGGCATAGTTGGCGAGATCTAGAAAGCTATCTTTGAGACTTTCGTTCTGTGGATCTAGGTTGTTGTCAACTAGGTTATTTATCCTAGCCATCTTGTCGTGCATCCTTACCCTAAGCCCGTTGATCGGACCTCCTGGTGAGCCTGAGATGTTCTTCGGCCCGTAGTCCTGATGCTTCTTGAGCAATAAGGCCGCGGCGTTGTCATAAAGATTCTGCACTTTATAGCCGAATTCCACCATTATACCCAGCCTAGCGGATCGGTGTAGTCATCATCCAGAAAGACATCGGGATACAGTAACCGCACACGCTCTTCGGCTGTATGGAAGTCATCGAAGTATTCCTTACCGCTTCTAGGTGTCATCATCCACAGATCGTTATCGTCATCGGTGCCGAACTCCACAAAGGCGCCAGTCTCCTCTGTGTAATAGGTGGTTAGGTTGCTTGCTTGCTCGAACATCTCGAAGTATCTGCTATCGCGCATCTTCTAGAATCCTTTCAACTAATCCTTCTTTGTATGCAACGGATTGCAACCAGAAGTCACCATGGGTTGCGGTAATGTTCTCGCCATCCGCATCCACTGTAAATGTTGCTTCGCCCGTCACCTTGTCGGGGCCAAAAGAAACAACCCTAAGTGCAAACTCTGAGTCCCCTTTCCAAGTAGTCCTCCAAGATGGCACTAGGCCAACATCCGCGGGAGTCACGCCACTTGCTTCTATAAGGCGCTTGATTGTGTATGGATCGCTACTGCCATAGGCTATGCCTATCTGCCTAGCCGATAGCCCGTCCATAACCGCTAAGCGGATAGACTCTATCATCAGTAGGTAATACTCTTCAGTCTCCTTGTTGACAAACTCTGTTAGCTTCTTCTTGGCAACCTCTACTGCTTCTTGATACTTGGCTCTGGCCGCGGTGACACCGCCAAGTCTATCAAAATCATCTACTATCATTCTGCCCATTGTGATACCTCCTCTAGAAAATTGAAATCAAACTTACATTCTTCGCAACCTATTGATTGATCTGCCATGCCATAGTCATCCACGAATACATCCACGCCTAACTCTGCACAACAGTTGGGGCAGACAACCGTGACTTTCATGGTGGTCGATAAGAACCCCGAACCCAAGTAGCTCATTACTGTTCTTCCTCTTCATCTTCGTATTCGTATTCGCAAAGGTCAACTTCGTAGTCTGCATCCGCATCCCACTCAACTTCGGTGACATAATAGCCCAGTCTATTAGCCCAAGCCATGCCGTTATAGATACCACTAGCCGAACCCGAATCTATCAGAGTCCAGACTTGCCTACTATCTATAAAGTGCGATACAAATTCAGACTGTATCCCATAAGTCTCGAACATCCGCTCTGAGCCTTTTGTGAAGTCGTTCTCAATCGGCTTGAACTGCTTCTCAAACTCTTCCCAAGTCAAACTAATCATGCTAATCTCCTATCGTGAGTTGATACTCTGGCAAGCTTGCCATCCATTTTGCTATCCTAGCAGGAACATCCCCGATTGTCAAGAACTCTGTTGTCTGCCAGTCTGAGTAACCATCCCAATAAGTCCTAGTCTCATTCCAGTATTCCGAATCTAGAACATAAGCTATCAGCTCTTGGTTTGGTTTGTGGTTGATAGGGCACTCGAACGCCTTACCGCTTGCAAACCTAGTGTCGGTATCGAAGTAAATTTCGTCCCCGTTTTTTTGCAATTTCAATCTATACGCAATGATCTTGAGCTTGTCATCCTCTATGCAAATGTTTATGTCGTGCATCTTTGTCTTAGCCATGTAGTGCCTCCTGAGTGGCTTCGCCAGCGTCCTCGCCACAACTCTCACAGTGGTATCCGAATGTCTCTCCCGTAAAAGGGTCCGAGATGTCAAACAACTCTGCTACGTCAAACTGTTCCTCACAACTTGAGCAGTAATCCATTTAGTCCCCTAACTTACTGGCTAGTGACTCGATGTCGGCTACGGCACCGTTGATCATAAGGCGAACTACCGCGCTGTATTCCTTCTCGCCCTTGGCCTTTAGGTAAACCGCGTAGTCCCTTAGGTAGCTTGCTACTCTCTTGTTCTCGCTCTCGCCCATTAGATGTTCCTCCAAAAGTTCTTGCCGTCATTGAAGTAATCGTATTGGAAAGCCTTGTAATAAGTGCCTTGCCAATCTATGTCCAGAATAATGTCATAGTCATCACTAGGAAACGGGATAAACTCTGAAGCCATCTGTTGAGCAAAGTCCGCTTCGGATTCGTAAATGCCAGCAAAGGCTTCCTCTTCTTCGGCTAGGATAGCTTCCAGCTCTTCCAGCAATTGCTCTTCGCTTTGCATGTTATAAAGGTTGCCGATGTAATTGGCAAGTCTCTCTATGTCGTGTATTTCCATCTCGCCACTCTCGGCGATTTTGTTTAGTGCAGTTTCTACTTCGTCATAATTTAGCATTTGTATTTCCTTTCATCAGAACCAACAATACATTTACCTTAGCACACTATCGTGCGGTTGTCAATCTAGTATTCACTGCCCGTGATCCAAGCGTGTAGGTGGTTACCATCCACGATTGCCCAAGCTGGCGCGGTTGTACAGTTACGGTATGAAACTCCCGCGGGCAACTCTACTTCGTTGTTATAAAGCTCTTCATTATAAAGCTGTATCGCTTCAATGCACACGGGGATCATCTCCTCTGGCACTGGTGGGTAGCAATTAGCCCGTAGGTGAACAGAGATTGCTGTCTCTAGGGCCATTGTGGGGTCATGTGCTAGGTCATGTGCGAATTGTGAACCCATTAGATGTCGCTCAATAGGTCAAGTAACTCGCGAACTTGTGCTTCTGTTAGGCTCTCAATCGCTTCCTCGTTTATCCAACTGCCATCTGCCCATTCATTCATTCTGAATCCTCCTTTAGCACTTCAATTCCAATTGAGCCTAATAAGGAATCAGAGTTACCGAATCCCATAGACATTATGTCTTCTACTGTTGTTTCTTTGACATACTCAATTTGTTCTTCGGGTGTAAGTTCACTTAGAATTTCATCCTCATCCACAAAGTATTTATAAACAATGCTCGCTCTAATAACCTTGCCCATTAGTTCTCCAATTGTTCTAGTGCATCGAACTCTAGTTCATCGCCCTTTATCTTGGCGAAGTGATTCCGCAAGTCTGAGAATTCAATCTCGCCTTGGGATAGTTGCCCAAGTAAGTCTTCGGCTTCCTCCATTGAATCGGCTTCAAAGCTTAGCTTGCCGTATTCTCCTGTTGAATACCAAGTTTGAAATGTTGGCATTTTAGTCCTCCCTTTTGGTTAGTAGTTTTCGTTGACAAAATCTGTTAGATCTTGAGTGTTTGCCCCAGACTTTACCAAGTCAATAAATTCGTCATTCTCAAGTAACATCTCAATGGGCACGGTTGTTTCGGCGCTTATTTGCATTAGTTCTAATTTGGTCATTAGTCTTCCTCCCGTTTGGTTGTAGTTATAACTTAGCACACTGTTGTGCGGTTGTCAAGTCTTGGGTAAACTCCAAGTCTATGCTCTGAGCTGTAAAGTGATTCTCGCTATCGTGAGTTAGAACATAGAGTCCACTTTGGGCGCTATCAAAACACGCTACCGTAACCCACTCTGGCAATTCGTCTACCCAATTCACCATCATGTTTTCAATAGTTCTGAGGTATAAGTCCTGCCATTTTCCACCTCTTACTCTTGCGTATGTCGTGCTCATACGGTCACCGTTTCCATGGATTCCACCGTTGCCCAAGTCCTCAACCTATCACCGCGCATTAGGTCGGCCAAGTCATCGTAAACCATTTCTTCAACATAGTTATCCATGTCAATCTTGCCCATTAGTTCTCCTCTTCCATTACGCGGAACTCTAGTCCGTTATCTATTTGTTTTGCGTTCTCGTATTCTTCTTGGGTATCAAAGTAAAAGAAGATGTTGTCATCTTCAGTTTCTTCAGTTTCTTCCGTCCACTCTACACCAATAGATACTAGTGCCATTAGGTGATTTTTTGGTTCATTGTGAAAAGCTACAGTAATCCATTTTTGCTCTGGCATCTTAGTCCTCTCGCTTGGTTGTCAAGTCTTTTATGACTTGCTCTATAGTGGTCTCGCTTAGGTCAATCTTCTTTGTCTCACCGAAGCCTATCAAAATTAGCTCTCCCATTTAGTTCTCTCTCTCTATTCTGGCGATTGTCTCTTGGTTACGATCTAGCACGGCACTAGCGTAGTCATAGCGGTCTGATTCAGCGACATTCAAAAAGTAATGCCATTGTAGTTCGGTGAAACTCCCGCTACTAAAGGTAATGCAATTATCCATACCCCAATTGCCACCTTCTGAGACATAGGTGTCGTTCTTACCCATTAGTAACCCCTAACTGCTGTATAGATTTTGATGGCTAGCCAAGTGCCAAAGACAACTAAGGCTACTCCTGTAACGATAGGTGGCAAAGCTCCTACGAACGATGCCAGCAAGTGTAGCCCAACTACTATAACCACTATTAGAACCGCGGTTAGGGATTGCCTTATCATTAGCTTGCCCAAGATACATCTCCTTCTTGTTCGCCTTCGCAAATCTCACAAAATGGTGTGCAGTCAAAAGCGCCTTGGTGATTCGGGCATTCAACTGCTTGGGCTATCATTACCCTAGCCTTTGGAATAGGTTGGAGAGTGTGTCTCGCTCAAGCTGTAGCTTATCGCTCAAGCCCTTTGGAATGTCTGCTATTAGGCTATCTAAGCGCCAGATAGCGTGGATTAGCGCGTTGTATTCACCTTGGGATAACCCCTTAGCGGTTGTTGTGCTTATCATCGTGTCCTCCCAAACATTGGTTGTCGTTTATGTTGTGTATGGTTACCGTAGCACACTTCTGGCAGTTTGTCAAATACATTTTAGTCCTCAACTTTCTTGGGCTTATGTAGGGTTACCCTTGGCACGGTCTGGACACTCTCAACATGCTCTGGCAGTTCTAGATCCCGATTCCTAATCACTCTCTCAAGCCAGAATACCGCTGAATGGCCATCTTGCTTCGGTGTCGTGTCCTCTAGGGTCACTAGGTAGGTAATTTCATAGGTTGCCATTAGACTTCTCTCCCGTCCTCATCGAATACATCTAGTAAGTTGCCGTCACTTGTAACCACGAATTCCTGGCTTGCATCATCATCACCATCGGATTCCATAAAGCTCTGCCAGAGTTCTCTGGCTTGTTCTGGCGTCTCTGCTTCAACCGTGTATAGATAAGTCTCTTGAATACTAAATTTCGCCATTAGATACTCACTTCCGCTTTGTTTGCATTATCCCAAATTGCCAACTGATTCCAAAGTGTTCCAAGTTGTGTTGCCCTAGCCAAGCTTCTGACTAGGCGAGTTTTGTCTAGCCAAACTTTGCCAGACTTTTTATCCGTCCAAACTCCGACAACCATGCCAGAGACTAACTCTGAGCGGTCTAGTTCGCGTTCCGCAACCCAATAGCCATCGGCCATGGATACGGGTTGGAATTTGCCGTTCTGATAAAGGTAAGTGCCGTCTTGCAATTTGTCCTCCTAATTGGTTATGGCTAAAGCCTAGCATAGTTCTTGGAGTTTGTCAAGTCTTTTCTATAACTACTGGTTCAAACATCGAAAAGTAGTCTAGGGTCATTAGGTGCAAGTTCTCTTCCGCTCCCGGGCGCGATTCATGCCTAAGGTCTTTGATTGTGTTCATACTTACCCAGTAACGCCAGATAGCCCTAGCGGTTGCTTCGATGTCTAGTGTGTGGTTTGGGAATTGAGCATCCTGCCATTCAAGGGCTACTGTTTCCTTTAGTTCCTCGTAAACCATTAGTTATCCTCCACAAAGTTCAAAGTTTTGCCACAATTCTGGCAAGATTCTTGAGTATACAATTCCACGCAACCATACCATCCCGCATAATGCTCCGAGGATTTTGCGCAAAAGTCTGAGCAAAAGTATTCGTAATCCACCAATTCGCCTAGCGAATCTTCTATGGTGTTTATGTTTGCCATTTTGTCTCTCTCTCTTTTGGTGATAGTCAAAAGCTACTACACTTTTTGACACTTGTCAAGTCATTTTGGTAACGAATTGGTAACACTTTCTGCCGTAAACCTTCAAGTATAGGTTGAGGGTTGTTGTCGTTTTGTGTTCCATTTTGTCGTTTTATGTTCTTTTGCCAAGTGTTATGATGTTATACAATGACATAAGCAAATGTATTATAATGATGCCTAATGTGTCGTGTTATAATAGGCGTGTTTATAATACTATTCTGAGTAGTCTGAGAGTTAGCTGTGAAAGTTATCCACGACACGCCGCAAAAACCTGTGGATAAACCTGTGGATAACTCGTTTTAGAGAAGTAGGTTAGTAGTATGTATTATGATGATATATAATTATACTACATCATAAAGCAGAGGGGGGGGGTGGGGTAAAAAACATGAAATTCTCTCAGGATTCTCTCAGGAAACTTTTGTCTCTTTTTCGAACTGAATTCTGCCCTTTTCATCAAGGTAAATAATCTTCCCGGAATCATCATCATGCCAACCTAATTCGGCGTTCCAAGACTGCCCTAGTGGTGGCGCTACCATTTTGCGAGTTTCCATTTTCAACTCTCCTTTTCGTTGTTGGTAAAAACCTAGCATACTTATCGGCAAGAGTGATACCAATTTGTGAAAATACTTTATAACGGTTTGATAACGGGGTTTGACATCCTCTATTGTGCATAATCCCTGCAATACCCCTAGGAAGCCCTAGGTTGCCACCTAACGCCACCAATACCCTTTTGCATAGAATCACTAGGGGTAACCCTTGATAGGCCGTTAGAATCGCCGTCACAATAGGGGATGGGGTTGCCATTGTCAAGCTTTGTTACCGAATCGTTATAATCAAAATCGTTACCAAATTGTTATGGGGAATTGCTTGACTTTTATTTGTCAAGCCGAC